GCGGTGATGCGCGCGGTCCCGCCCGAGGTGGTGATGCTCATCGTCATACTGCCATCGGGGAAGGTATCGGGAGCGGTGGTGTTGATGATCGTGTTATGCGGGCCTTCATTCATGACCAGCACGCTTCGCCCCTGCAAGACGGAAAGCGGCGGCAGGGTTAGGGTGATGTCTACGGCGGAAGTATCGCAGCGGATGGTCTGGTCGGTGACCGCAATATCGAAGGGACCAGCGCCGGGACCGACTTCGCGCACCGTAGGCGGCTGGCCGAAGACGTAAATCATGCGGAAGGTGGCCACGCTGTCGTCGGTCTGATTGCCCGCGCGATCCACCAGGAAGCCGCCCACGAGCGCCACCTCTTCGGTCAGATTCGGCACCTCCAGATGCATGGCCGAAGAGATGCCGAACTGAGGCACGAGCAGCTGATTCGTGGGGCTGATGCTGGGCCAGTCGGGTGCCTCAACGATGTAGATGGAAGTCGCATCGGGGATCACGTCCCATGGCGGCGAGATCTGATGGGTGAGCGCGGTATTGCCGGTGACGAAGCGCCATTGCCCGGCACCCGTGTTGTGCAGGATGCGGACGATTCGGCCTTTCTCCTGGCCGGGCACCATGCCGCTGGAGCCGGGGAACTGCTGGCGGTTGACGCTGTTGTCCCACATCGTGTTGGTGATGCAGTTCGCAGCGGTCCAGCCAGCGGGTAACCCGCTCTCGAGCGCGGTCGGCCGGGAATACACGATCAGCACGTCTCCGACCTGCACAGAGGTGATAGGAACTCCGGTGTCGCAGTCGGGGCTTACGGTAAGGGTTCCGGTGATCCCATCGAAGGCGGTGACGGTAAAGTTCCACAGGGGCACATCGCCGTCTTTGTTCGAGCAGACGAAAATAATCTGGCCCACCCAGTCGTCGCCAGAGCCGATAAAGTCGTTGCACTGAATCTGGTTCGGCGCGGTCACACCACCGACCAGCAGGCCCGCGATGCCCGCGTGCCAGACGTGCTTGGCGGCGATCCGCACCCCGACCGCAGCGCCCTCGGGCAGGCCTTCGGTGTTGTCGTGAATCGGACCGGCGATATCGATGGTCGCGGGCGGCGCGCCCGAGCCGCCGAACTGCCGCGCCATGCGGCGGCGATCCACCCCCGCAAACACGTCGTAATCGGTCAGGGCCAAGTCGGTGGCGCCGACCACCGTGAGCACAACTTTCTGGCCGGTCACGCCCAGCGGAATATAGACGGCGGTGAGATTGGAAGGCACGGCAGGCGCGCCATTGGCATCCTTCTGCGTCACCGAGGCGTACACCGTCAGGGGTCCGTCGAGCGCGCCGCCCGGCAGGAATTCAATCTCCGTGATCCGCGGCTGCGAGAGGGTGACAAATTGATTGACCGCCATCTCGCCTTGCACCCACACGGTCGGCTGCCAATTGCCGTCGCGCGTGATCTCGTATTCCTGCCAGAGGTCGAAGCTGCGTTCCCATGGCTGATAGACCGGATCGCCCGCCTGCGGCGCAACCTCGTTGGGCATCCAAGCCAGGCCCGTGGCCGATTGCAGCGTCTCGGGCGGCACCGGAGGCGCGCTTACGTCCACGGGCTTTGGCCCGATGACCATATCGTACATGTCATCGGTGGTCGATGTGCACTGCATGTCGATGGAGTAATCGGGATTGAAATTCCACTTCGCCACCCGGCCCTCGACATAGCCGCCGTTGGGCATGGTGTCGTGGGTGACCGAAACGATATCGCCCACCTGTGTGCCGAGCGCCAGCGCCGTGGTGCGGAACTGGAAGTTGCGCGCGGCGCTCTGCTCGTCGATGTCCGTCCCGGTGCCATGCGGCCCGGTGCCGTTCTTGAGGCCGCCGATCTCTTCGCGCAGCCGCGTGATGATAAGGCGCGCGCTCTGGCTCTTGTTGCTCACGCCCACGAAACTCATGGTGTTGGTCAGGTACTCGGGCGAGTCCGGTGTACCGAGGAAGCTGGCGTGATCGATGTCGTAAATCGTGACGTTGTTCAACTGCCAGCCGAATTCCTCGTCGCCGAAATTGCCCACCAGCCAGTTGAATTGCGGCTGTAAGGGCGCGGCGGTCAGGCTTTTGAAAAGCACTGTGGCGCGCGTGAAAGCATTCGGCGTGAGCACGCTCGAATTCGACCGGATGCCGATCCATAGCTTGCCGTTCACGAACGTAAAGTATCCGAGGCAGCAGTTCAGAATCTCGCGCAACCAGTCGCGCAGCGGCTTCTGCTCTTTCAGAATTCCCCGGAAAGGGAATTGCAACTCGTCGCCCTCGCCGATGATCTTGGGCACGACCGTATCGCAGATCGCCGCCGCCGCGTTGGCCGCATCCACGTCCACATACTGCTCCATCACCGAAGGCGGGATCAGCGATTCATTGCTGGGATCGACGCGCAGGCCGATGCCGCGCAAGTAGACATTGACCGCCACCCACACGGCGTTATGCAGCGCCGGAAGCCATACCCGGTCGCCAACGCCGTTCCAGACCCAGCCGCCGATGCCGCCCGTCACATTCACAACCATGGCGCGGTCGCTGACCGCCGAAAGCTGCAAACCCTTCTGGTCGGTGCGGCGAATCTCGGCCAGCGCAATTCCGCCGGCAAACGTGGAGCCGGGCGGGATGAACGGCGTCCCGTCGAGGTTTCCCCACGGAGCCTGGCTGATGCCCACGAAATCGCTATCGCCCGAGGGATCGGTGCCGGTGAAGGCGCGCCAGCCGCCGAAGTGCAACGGGTCGTGCGGCGGCTGGCCGTCGAGCGTCTGCAAAATCAGATTGCCGTTATAGGCCGAGATCGGGCCTTCGCCGACGATGCCCAGCGCCGCGTAGAAGGTATCCTCGTCGCGCCCTGCCGCCACGTCGGCGGTGACATTCATCGGCTCATCGGTGAAGATCTCCTGCAAGGGCCGCTGATAGACCGTATCCTGCACGACCGTGACCGAAGTCATGGCGCTGCGCCCGAAGCCGAAAACGCCCGTCGAATTGTCCTTGATATGGACGGCCTGCGGCGGGATCACGAGGCCGCCGAAGGAATGGGGCACGCCGCGCGCCACGCAAGCGTCGTAATCTTTGGGGCAGTCGGGAAGGCCGGAAGTCGAAGGGCACCAGCGCCCCTTGTAGACCTTCCAGCAGGTGCGCAGGATCTTCCTGGAGGGATAGGCCAGGCTCAAGTTGAAAACGCCATCCGAAGCGTTCACCTGAAAGCGGCCGGAAGTGTCGAATCCCCAACTGATGATGGCTCCGGTCCAGAGGTCGAGCCGGTACAGGCTGCCGACGTGAAAGAGGCTGATCTGAATCGAAGAAGCGTATAGGTTGACCTGATTGATGAAGGTGTTCCACACGCCGTCGGCATTGCCGAAAGTGAAGCTGGCCGAATCGGAATTTTCACCGATGCTCTGCGAGATGCCCGACCATTCGAGCATGCGCGGCAGGTAGGTGATGCCATCGACCTCAATCCGCTGGTTGGACAGATAGACCGTGGTATCGGGCTGGTTGCGCGGCACCAGCGTGATTAAGGGAATGATCTCCTGGAACTGATCCTGTAAGGCGGTCGAGAGCGTGGCATCGGGGAAGCGGTTGAGGCGCGCCACCGAGGTGTAGCTGGGGGTCGTCTGCGGGACTTCGAGGAAGCTAAGGCCCGGCCCGTTCGTCAAGAGCGCGACCATGTAATCGAACGTGAGGTTCGGGTTCTCATAGCGCGCAATCACGTTCTCGGTGGTGTAAGCCGCGAGGCTCGATCTCGGCACCCCGTGGCCCGGCCCCGGTTCGTACACCGTGTACGGAAACTGCGCGTAGCCGCCCTGCGCCAACTCAAAGTGGCTTTTCAGGTGGTCGTACTCCTGGCAGGAGAGATGCGCCTTGGCGAACTTGAAACGCCGCGCGCCCATCGGTGCCAGCAGGTAGCGCTGCTCCGTCTTGAGGCCGGGCTGGTCGAAGGTATGCACGACCAGCGAGGGATTGTAATCGATGCCGACGCCGAAATCCGGGCGCAGGGGGAAGGCGGCGATCAGCGGCGGATCGGGGATCGGCACCGGCCCGAGACTGTCTCGCGGGTTCGCGCGCACCACCATCAAGCCACCTCCCGAAGTTGCAGCGCCACATCGCTGCGCGCCACGTTGTAGGTGTCCGACCATTGCCCGTCGAACACCACCGTGTAGCGCCCGATAGGCGTGCTCCCGGTAGGATCGTAACTCCAGGGCGGCACCGTCTCGCGGAGATTGTAAAAGTAGAACGGCTTCGCCTGCAAGGTGAGATAGAAGGTCCGCATCGCCGCCCAGTCGGCCCCATTCAATCCCTGCGTCATGCGGAAGTATCGGCGCGGATTCAAGGCCAGCGCCGCGCGGTCGCTCGACCCATCCGGGTACTGATTGAGCAACGCCTCCAGCCGCAACTCTTCCTGAAAGGATTTGCACAGCTGCATCGGCATCACTGTGGTCGGGTTCGCGGGATTGAGGTTGCCGGGCATCAGCCTAAATTCGTCAGGGGTTCGAGCATGTTGGAGGCTTGCGACACCCGGCTGTCACCCGAGCGCGTGGCCGAAGCATTCGCCGAAGCGACCGCCGCGGGGTTCTGCTGCACCGCCGAAACCACCTTTCCGGTAAACAGATCGTTGGCCTGCTGCGGGTTCAGCTGCATGAAAATATTACTTACAGTGTTTCCCGCACCGGGGACTCCCTGATTGGTGCCCGCCATCAGGCCTTGCGCGGCAGTGACCGCCGTCTGGTACTGGTACGTGGTCGCCCCGGTGTACGGGTTCTGGACCTGCACGCCGCCCTGATAGACGGGCTGCGTGGCGAGGCCTCCGGCCTGCGACTGCGCAATGGTCGCGGCATACATCGGTCGCGGCAGCTTCGCCGCCTGCCCGGTGGAGAGGGCATAGAGCCGCACGATATCCTGCACGTCCTGCGACCGGATGCCGATGGTCACACTGCCGCCGTACTTGGTATCCACGATCTGTTGAATCTGCTTCAGGATCGACTGATTCGAGATGTCGATGCCGTAAACCTGCTTGATGCCGGTGCGGATGCGCTCGTTCTCCGTCTTGACGAACAGGCGCACGACGCCGGTAATGGCACCCGCCGCGGCTCCGATGCCCGCACCGATGGCAGCGCCCAGCGGCCCGCCCACCATGAAACCGATTCCGGCACCGGCCAACGCGCCGCCGCCAACGTCCATCGCCAGGCCCGTGCCGCCGCCGCGCTGGAAGCCACTGGCGAACAACCCGAGCCCGGCCCCCGCAGCCGCCCCGGCACCGATCCCCGCAGGACCGAGTTTCGCAAGCAGTGCAGGATCACTCAGCACATACCCGGCACCGGCGAGGCCACCCCCAATCGTGGTCGCGGGCGCGTTGCGCTGTTGCAGGCCTTTGGAAAGCAAAGCCATTCCGCCGAGCGTCGCCAGCATGCCGACCGCTGGCGAGGTGGCCACGCTGCGAATCGACGTGGCTCCCTTGGCGATACCGAAGAACGCGCCCAGCTGCGCGGGCGTGGGCAGGCCGAGCCGCGCGAGGCCCGTCTTGCCGCCTGCCGCGCCTTTCAGCGCGCCGCCCAGCAGGAGAGGTGCAAGGCCCGCCATGGCGTTCGCGTGCTGCGGCAGGCTGGCCAGTTCCGCCACCGAGGGCGTGGCCAGCGCGCCGCCTCCGGTGGCCATCTCGCCGCCGCCGCCCCAACCGCCCAGCATGAAGCCGCCGAGGCCTGCGCCCGCCGTGTGGGTCATCGGCAGATTGGCGAGTTCCTGGACACTGACCGCCGACGATCCCGGCGTGGACGAGGAAGCCGACGCCGCCACCGCCGCCGCCTGATCGGAGGGCGCAGTGGCCAGCATGCGCGTGATCCGCGCCACGTAATTCTGCGTTTCCACGGGGAGGGCCCGGCCTGTCGCCACCCTGCGGTCGTAGCCCGTTTGGCCCATGTTGTACGCCGCCAGCGCGGACGGTACATCACCCTGATAGTGGGTAAGCAGCTGTTGAAGGTGCTGCGCGCCACCCATCACGTTCTGATTGACATCGTAGGGATTCACCCCGAGGCCCGCCGCCGTGTTCGGCATCAGTTGCATCAGGCCTATGGCACCCTTGGGCGAGATCGCGCCGGGTCGCATGCTGCTCTCGGCCTGCGCCACGGCCCGCAGGAGCGGCTGGGCAACCCCGGTGGCGGTAGACGCCGCCTGGAAGGCATCGTTGTAGCCCTCACCGATTGCGGCGCCAGCGTCGGCCATCCGGTTGGCGCTGCCCCGGTTCGCCACCGCCACCACCCGGAAATCGTTGACCGCCTCGGTGAATCGTATGGTTGCGTCCGAGTAGGCATCGGTAGCGATCTCGAACGTCTTGGTGCCTATCTCAATCGAACTGGCAATCGGCGTGAAGCTGCTCACCGCTGCCGGGATCTGCATCACCTCAGGCGGCGGCAGCGGAGGCCGCGGAGGC